CGTCCTGCGCGGTGCAGCCAGTCCCCGCAGCAGAGGTTCCCCAGGCTGCTCTGAAACACCGCAGCGAACTGACCCGCAATGCCCGCGCCCTGGTTGGCATGGACGCGCCGGTGTCGATGTTTGCCGCACAGATTCACCAGGAAAGCGGCTGGCGCAGCAATGCTAGGTCGCCCGTAGGTGCCCAAGGCATGGCGCAGTTCATGCCCGCCACGGCCGAGTGGATTGCTGGTCTGTTTCCAGCGCTGGCCTCTAACGACCCCTACAACCCGAGCTGGGCCATGCGGGCGCTGGTGACCTACGACCTGTGGCTCTATGAGCGCATCCGAGCCGCCAGCGCATGCCAGCGCTGGGCTTTCGCCCTGTCCGCCTACAACGGCGGGCTGGGATGGGTGAACCGCGACAAGAAGCTGGCATCAAGTAAGGGGCTCGACCCGCTGGTTTGGTTCGGATCGGTGGAACAGGTCAATGCCGGCCGTTCCGCCGCCAATTGGCGCGAGAACCGGGACTACCCGAAGCGCATCCTGTATCGCCACCAGCCGACCTATATCCAGGCGGGCTGGGGGCTGGGAGTCTGCTCATGAACCTAGCCTGGTCAATAGTCGCGGGGCTTGTCATTGCAGCGATATCCCTGCTGCTGGGCTATGACGCCGGCTACGACAGCGGCGCGCTGGCCGTTCAGGCCGAACACGACCGCACGGAAGTGGTGAGCCTCGGTACCAGGCTCAACCAGGTCGCGGACGATATCCAGCAAAGCCGCGCCGCCAGCAAGGCAATGCGAGAGGCCCTGGCCCGCATTGAAGTCGCCGACAAGACGTCCACCAAGGAACTGAAAAATGCGCTCGCCAAGACTGCCCGTGAGCGTGTGCTGTGCAGCTTTGACGCTGACAGCATGCGGCTCATTACCGCCGCCGCCGATGCCGCCGACCAACGTGCAGCCGGCGGAATACGAGGTGCGGTGTCCGCCGGTGATCCGGCCAACCGACAACAGCCCTGACGCTGCGGCCATGGCGCTCAAGGGCATGTACGACCTCTACGGTGTCTGTGCGGGTCGCTTCGTCGACTACGTGGACCACGTCAATCGACCGCGAGAAAGCCAATGAGCTTCGATTTGAACGTTTCTTCCTGGCTGCAATACCTGGTGAGCGGGGCCGTGGGTGTCTATGCCTACCTGGCTAAGCGCGATGCCGCCAATGCCGCAGATGTCAGCACGCTGCAGCAGCGGGTCACCGCTCTGGAAGAGCAGATGCGTCACCTACCGGACCAGTCGCTGGTCAATGAGCTGGCCGGCGATATGAAGGCCGTCAAGGTCGGCCTGGAGGGAATCCGGGAGGCCATTGCCCCTTTGGCCCGTAGCGTGGATCGCATCAACGATTATCTGTTGAAACATAAGTGAGATTCACGCGATGAGCAAAACCAAGTTCGCCGACTTCCTGCGTCATGACCAACGGCTGGTCATTCTGCGGCTGCTGTCCGAGCTGGCTGGATACCGGGCGAATAGCTCGGTATTGGCTTCGGCGCTGGAAGGTTACGGGCATGCAATGACGCGCGACCAGGTCAAGACCGAGCTGCGCTGGTTGGAGGAGCAAGGGCTGGTCAGCGTTGAAGACATGGAGCCCGTGCTGGTGGCCACGCTGCTGGAACGCGGTGAGGACGTTGCCAAGGGGCGCGCCACCGTTCCGGGCGTGAAGCGCCCTGGAGCGTGAGTCATGGCCCGAAAATCCAACATCAAGCGCTTGCCCGTGCCAGTGCGCCAGCATCTGGAAAGACTGCTGCGCGAAGACCGGCTCACGCTCGACGAGCTGATCGCCGACTTGCGCGCCAAGTTTCCGGGCGAGGAGCCCCCCAGTCGGTCCAGCCTGCACCGATACAAGACCAGCTTCGACGAGCTGACCGGCCGCATGCGAGAGATCGAGGCCGGTGCCGCTGCCATGATCGACGAGCTGGGCGAAGGTGTGGGTGACAAGGCCGGCGCCCTGCTGGCGCAGGCCGTCACCACGCTGGCCGCAAACGCGGCGCTCGCCGCGCACGACACCGACAAGGCGGTGTCGATCAAAGAGGTGGCGCAGCTGGCGCGCGCGGCTAAGGCCGCCATGGAAGCCAGAACCATGTCGATCAAGGAACGTCAGGCTGTCGAACGAGCTGCACGCGAGAAGCTGCTGAGCGAGCAGGATGCGAACTTGCAGGAAGCCGCACGTGCCCAAGGCATGGACGCCGACCAGGTCAAGTTCTGGCGTGAGAAAGTCCTGGGGATTGTCTGATGGCCGTCGTCATCAAACCGTTGAGCAGCACGCTGCGCGTCGTCGAGTGGGACGAACTGCCCCCTTCGGTGCGGGAAGTGCCCGAAGGCTTCAATCCGCTGGCCGACGGCGTCTTGATGCGCCACCAGGTGGAATGGCTCAAGATTCGCGCTGCCATCAAGGTGGCGCCGAAGGGCCGGCGCACGGGCATCACGTTCTGCGAGGCCCTGGACGACACGATCAAGGCTGCCTCGCGCAAGTCCGCCGGCGGCGACAACATCTTCTATGTGGGCGATACCAAGGAAAAGGGCCTGGAGTTCATAGGCTATTGCGCCAAGTTTGCTCGGGTAATTGCCCAGGCCCAACGCCAGGGCGTCTCCGAAATCGAAGAGTTCCTGTTCGAAGACCAGGACGAGCATGGCCACAGCCGCCAGATCACCAGCTATCGCATCCGCTTTGCTTCTGGATTCCAGATCACGGCGCTTTCGTCGCGCCCCGCTAACATCCGGGGCCTGCAGGGCAAGGTGGTGATCGACGAAGCGGCATTTCACCCTGACGTCCAGGGCGTGATCGACGCGGCCACGGCGCTTCTGATCTGGGGCGGAGAAATCGCCATCATTTCGTCGCACAACGGCAAGGGAAACCCGTTCAACCTCCTAATCCGCGATATCGAGGCCGGCCGATATGGGGAAGACGCGGCGGTGTATCGGGTTACGTTCGACGACGCCGTGGGCAATGGGCTATACGAGCGTGTCTGCTTGATGAAGCGCTGGCAGGCCACCGCCGAGGGCAAGGCCAAGTGGTACGCCAAGATTCGCAACAGCTACGGGGTACGTAGGGCCGCCATGCGGGAGGAGCTGGATGCCATCCCGCGCGATGGTAGTGGCGTGTGCCTGCCTTCGATCTGGATCGAAAACAGCATGCGCGAAGAGCGCCCCGTGTTGCGTTTGGCGCTGGGTGACGACTTCCTGCAGCTCACCACCCGGGAGCGGGAATCCTTCGCTCAAGACTGGATCGATACGCATCTGGCGCCTTTGCTGGCCAGGCTCAATCCCAAGGAACGTCATGGGCTAGGACAGGACTTTGCACGCCACCGTGACTTCTCCACCATCGTCCCGCTTGCTGTACGGCTGAACCTGACCCGCCATTGCCCGTTCATCGTGGAAATGCACCGGGTTCCCACGCGCCAGCAAGAGCAAATCCTGTGGGCCATCCTGAAGGGATTGCCGCGGTTCACGGCCGCCATGGATGCGACCGGCTCGGGTGAAACCCTTGCCGAGTACACCGCCGATGAGTTCGGCCATCACAAGGTGGCGCAAATCAAGCTCAACCGGGCTTGGTATGGCACCTGGATGCCCAAGCTGATCCAGGCATTCGAAGACGGTGTCATCGACCTCCCCAAAGACGACAACACGGCGCAGGACCTGCGCGACATCGAAGAAATCGACGGCATTCCGATGGTCGCTGCCATCCGCAAGGCCGATCTGAAAGACCCCGATCTGAAGCGACATGGCGATACGGCCATCGCACTGGCATTGGCCTGGTTCGCCACGCTCACCGACGTGGTGCCGATTGAAAGCCAGTCCACCGGCCCCCGTGACAGCCTGGCCGATGGCGCCCAGGAAGGCGTGCCTGGGGCAACGAGATTCACCGACACCGGCTTCGGCACAGTCGCCGGTGGCACCGATTTTGGAGGCTTCTAGTGGCCACGAAGAAAGGCAAGAACGTCAGGCTGGCGCCCAGCCCCGAACTGAACCGCGAGATCGCCACCATCGCAGATGGCATGGACATTACACGGGGGTATGTCGGGCCGCTGCTGGTCAATACTGACTCGGTGTTGCGCGTGCGCAGTCAGAGCAATCTGACGCTGTATGAATCGGTCTACTCCGATCCCCAGGTGAAGAGCGTTTTCGCCCAGCGCCAGCTGGCCGTCACGCAGTGCAACTGGCGGATCGAGCCCGCCAGCGAGGCCGCCGTCGACAAGCGCGCGGCCGACGCTCTGTCGGCCGAGCTGAACCGCGTGGGCTGGGACCGCGTCACCAGCCTGATGCTGTTCGGCGTGTTTTATGGCTATGCCGTATCCGAACTGATTTATGCACGCATGGATGGCCTGGTCGGTATCGAAAAGATCAAGGTACGCAACCGGCGGCGCTTTCGATTCGATCCCGAAGGCGGACTGCGCATGCTCACCCCCAACGACATGCTCGAAGGCGTGCCCGCTGAAGGCCCATACTTTTGGCACTTCGCCACCGGGGCGGACAATGACGATGAACCGTACGGCCAAGGGCTGGGCCATTGGCTGTACTGGCCGGTGTTCTTCAAGCGCCAAGGCATCCGATTCTGGCTGACGTTCCTGGACAAGTTCGGCCAGCCTTCGCGCGTCGGCAAGTACGACGCTCAGTCTGCTACCCCAGCCGACAAGAGCAGGTTGCTGCAGGCGGCCGCCGCCATGGGCACCGATTCGGCCGTGATCATCCCGGAAGGGATGACGCTGGAGCTTCTGGAAGCGGCACGTTCGGGTGCAGCGGACTACAAGTCCCTGCACGACACCATGGACAACACCATGGCCAAGGTGGTGCTGGGCCAAACGGCCAGCTCGCAAGGCACCCCGGGGCGGCTGGGCAATGACCAGCTGCAGGGG